GGTATTTGTACCTTTGCCAGTGTGTTCATGTTTGTTTATTTTTAGGCACGTAGTGCTTAGATGAGAGGGGCGGCACTTTACCGCCCCTTGTTTATTTAACACAGAATTATTTGCGGCTGTGTTTATTAATCCCAAGGTAGGTCATTTGCTGCTTTTTGCCCGAATATATCATCAATGTCGGGCAGCTCTTCAAACGATTGCGGCTGCTTATTAAACGCTGACTTCTGCTCGTTGCGGCTCATTGCGATGTATTCATCCGATTCTTTAATCTTGTCCTGAATGAACTCGGGCAGCTTGGCGAAGGTAGCCTGATCGTGCGCGGTTGGCGTGTAGGTGAACGCCTCGTTAATCGGTGCCGGGCATTCGTAGCCCTTCATCAGTGGCGCGAAGCTTATAATATTTGCGTAGGTGTTTTCGCCTTTGGTAACGTGCGCAATATTCACCATGCAGGTCTTGCCGAGCAGCGTAAAGATGTCGAGCTTCTTTGCTTGCTCATCGGTTATCTTCTTGCCCATCCACGCTGAAATGTCGCGGCGTAGCAATGCCTTTTCATTCATCGAAAGTGTGTAGATGCTGCGCACGTAGTACGGCTGCTTGCCTTTGTCTTCATCGAATACTGCCAGCTCGGTAGGCAGCTCGAACAGGAATTGTACTTTGCGCTTTTTGCCGGGATAGTTACCGCCCTGCTCGGTGGTTCCAAGGTCAATGATTTGATAGCAGCGTGCAGGGTAGCTGCCTTCGGGTGCGATTTGGCGGTTCGATTGTCCGCCGATTGGGGCTGTTAGTGCCATGATATAAGTGTTTAAGGGTTTAATTGTTAAAGGTTGTCTGATTCCATTGAGTGAATTAAATCGCGGTTGATGCCATCGATTACGCTGGTGAACCTATCGATGTATTCAGCGCGTGTAAGCGGCTCGAATAATCGATGTTCAGCTGGTACGCCTTCGGCTTGTTCGCGATGGTATTTACGCGCCATATTTGCCGCGCCTGAATCGCAGCGTGTGTGGATGCCCTTTTGGCATCCGTGTGAAACGAGCAAGGTCATTACACCGCTGAGGTGATCGTAATGGTAGAACTCTGTGCGCTCGTAGTTTTGGAATAGTGTTGATGTGTCCATCTGTATAAAGATTTAAGTGTTTAAGAGGTTACTTGATTACTTCGATTACTTGGTAGGTTTCAGCATCGATTATTACGGCTGATACTTCAACGATTAGTGGGTATTGCGCTGCCTTTGCTTTTGCGATTGGAAGCTCGGAGAGGTCGGTGTTTGGTACCTCGAGTTCGTAAGCGATGAAATCGTTCATCGTTTCGTGCCAAATTAGGTTCATGCCTGACTTGGTGATTGCGGTAATTTGTGTGATTGTGTTCATGGTGTAAGTGTTTAAGGGTTTGAAAGTTTAAGGTGAATGGGCGGTGGTTAGCCGCCCGTTGGGTTTAGTTAAATGACCAAGAGACAAGGGTTAAAATAGTATTGTGCTGTTGGTTTCCACGTTCTAAAATCCAATTATTTAAGTTTTTACGTTGCTCATTTTCACCTTTAAGCTCCCAGCAATATTCTCCGTTAGAATATGCGTTAGTTGCGTCGATTGTTCTGCTAACTGTTTCGCCTGTTAGTTCGTCAATCATTTGAAGTGTTACTGTTGTCATGGTGTAAGTGTTTAATTGTTTAACACTGCAAACATACAACTATTCTTTGAACCTGCAATACGTGAACAAAGAAAAATGCAATTATTTTTTGCCTTAACTTACAACTCGCTGATTTACAACGCGCTTATTTTTGCGCTCGCACAATCGCAGCTCCTACGATCACACCGAATCCGAACTTGGCCGCGCCAGTTTGCCACCATTTTTTTGGCGGCTCGGCCACGATTATGTTGCTCATGCCGGTAACGGTCACGTAAGGGTTGTCAATGCCAAGCCGAACCACCTTATCACGCTTACGCGATAAGAAGCCCTTACGCAGCGTATCTCCGATTGCAACGGTATAAGATACCGGAATAATAATTGAGTCCAACTGAAGACGCCCCAAGCGGTTAATCGAGCCACCTATCTCGAGCCACTTACCGGGCCTGTGGAAGTAACGCGGAAGGCGAAGGTGCGGAAAGCTATCAATATACACGGTCTCACCAAGTTCGAATTGCGTTACCACCTTTGTCCGCGTTTGGTACCTTACCACCACTTCAGGCTCACGCAGCTCTAAGGCTCTAAGCTTGGTGCCTGCCGCTGCCAGCTGCACACCTTGGGAGTACATCTTTGCGCTGTCTCTCGCAATGCGCACAGCGTACTCATTATTCAGCGAATCGAGGTACATGGCATTGCTTTCTGCTTCGCTTAATGCCGCGCAAGTTCTCATTAATAGCAGCAATAAGAATAGGCATATTGCTAACAGGCTTAAGGTGCTGATGTTGCTTTGCTGCATTTGATTAGTTCATTAAGTCGTTTAAGGTAGGTGCTCTTATCGCGCAGCTCGTTGAGCAATATATCACCCGCCACCTTGATCGGCATCGACTTCTCGGCTATATAAACCGACAGCACCTTTACAAGTCGCTCATCGCATTCACAATCGGTCGCTGGTAAGTTGCTCATAATTGCCGCGTTGCTTTTTTGACCAATAGCCGAATCACGCTATCGAGCTTATCCACGCTGTCCTCGAGCATCTTCATAACCCCATCGCGCTCTTGGTCGGTTGCCCAGCTGTGATCGTTGAGCATCTTTACCAAGCCGCCGATCGATGTCAATGGCTGGCGTAGCTCATGCGATAGGGTGAAACGAAACTCTTCCAGAAGCATCTTTTGCCGCTCATATTCGTGGCTGCTTATGGTAGTAACATCGACAAGCTGAATGCCGATAAAGTGAAACATATCGACAATGGCGTACACGTTCCACATGTTATACCGCTCGGAGCTTATCTTCTGCTTGGTCTTCGCATAAGCCCGAATCGGCTCGGGTGATTTGCTTTGCGCCTTGCGAATTGCAGATAGTAGCTCATCGCGGTCGCTGTCTTGCGCTGCGATGTCGAGTATGTTTACTGGCTTAATGTGGCTCGAATACTCTTTGAATAGCTCATTGCTTGTGACTATTCGCCCATCCTTATCTGTAATCACATAGAAGAGGTCAATACTTGACTCAAGGATGTGCAGCGATGCCATGCTGCAAAGATACGTTAAACTGAACGTAAATCACTCAAGAAAGCACGCCATGCAGGCACGCATCCGAGCGCATATTTGACCGTGAGCAACATCGTGAAGGTAAGCACGATGCCATTTGCGAGTATATCGTAATTCATAGGCGTTTGCATTTCCGGCTCATTTCTTACAGCGTGAGTTTTCGGGATGTAATACGTGGCTGCAGGGTACAAAGATACATCACACGGCTGAATAGTGTCGAATGCCGTTAATACTTTCGGCTTTGGCGGCTGTGCCATCACTGCCTGAAAGCTTTCGCGGTTGGCTTGCTGAAATGACGTGTCGGCTTCGGGCGCATGCCAGCTCATGGTATCGATGTTGAGCTTGCTGTGGCGCACTACCTTTATGGTATCTCTACGAATCTGTTGCATCGCTTTTGGCTTTTGGGATATATCCTGCGGCTATTAGTGCTGCAATGATGGCTGTTAATGTTTCGGCTGTTATCACTTTGAAGATTAGCAAAAAGATGGCCACCAGAATCATGAGCGAACCGATTGTGCTGCGCCAGTGCTTAACAATCACATCGAGAATCCGTCTTGGTTTGGTAGGTCTTTTTGCCATGCCTTAATATACGCGCAATGCCTTGCAGCGTTTGGGCAACGTGGGGCTAAAAATTACAAAGTGAGAAATAGAGATTTGCCTCATCCCTGCGCCTGTTGGTCAGCCCTTGCAGTGCTTTGCCGCCTGCCTTGTTCCACTTCAAAAACTCATCGAGGATGCTCGGGTCGGCATTGTTCACTTTGGCTTTCTTAAGCAGCGTAGATTTCACCAAAGCACCAGTGCCTACGTTATAGGCGAAGCACACAAGCGCATCGAATTGACATTGGTTAATGTTCGGTAGGTGCTTATTGACCGTTGCCTCAAATGGGTCGAGCGTTGAGAGTAGTAATTGCGTTGCTTCCTTTTCAGATGTGAGCTTTTCGCCCAGCATTACCTTCTTGCCGTTTGGGTAGCGTGTGCTTCCGTAGCCAATCGTTGGCACCCCTGCGGGGCATAGGTAGCTCGAGAGCCTCAATCCCTCGTACTTCTTAATCAGATTAAGCCCGAGAATTGAGGTGGAGCGCATTTAGATAACTAAATATTGAATATTTGCAACGAAGTCAATCGAATTACCTGCCGTAATAATATCGACTTCAAATGTAATTTGGTCGAATGTTGTATCGGCTGAAATAACATAATAGTCCAATTCGCTCAATGCGTTAGTTATTGGAGTAAGTACACCAAAGGCCTGTCGAGCATTTCCAAAATTAGATGAAACAGGCATTGATATATTGAACGAACCAGTATTTATACCGCCATCCATTTGAACGCTTAAATAATACGATATTGTTACTACGTTATTGACACGACTGTAAATGGCATCTCCAATAATAGTAACCGTGCAATCGTTTTCACCCGATGGAACTGGCGTGAATGTACCACTTTCAAACTGCGGCATCCCATCGTATAGGTTCTGCACCTCGATTTGCTTGCTCGTGTTGCTGCTTGTATCCACGATGTACATGATGTCATCGTTTGCTGCCGTTGCTAAGGTTGTTAGGTCGGTTACTTTTACGCCTGCCATGGTGGTTAGTTTTTACAAATTTACAAAGAATTTAGATAGGTAATTGCATCTTCTGAATTGTCAAATTGTTCGCCATTAAATGTGCTTGAAGTTGTGTTCAAACAATACACGCCTGCCTCACTTATAATGTGCAGACTTTGACTATCTATAAGCTCCCAATTAGGCTCGATTAATTGCGCATCAATTTCGCTATTGGCAACGGTAGAATAAAATTGAATCGATGTTTGTGTAATGTTTACGTTTGTCATTTGACTTCAATTTGGTAGTATGAAAGCACAGTCGAATCGCCTGCTGCACCGTTTTGAATTGCGAAAATTATATACTGGTTAACCGTCCAATCAATATTGGAGTTAGTTAATGTTGCATTACCAAATGTCGCATCGCTTGGGATTGATGCGTTAGCTTGTGATGTTTGCGTATTAGTTGAGCTTTTAACGATAGCTGTCCTATCTGACCCTAAATATGGTTGAGATATAGCCGCCGTTGCTATTGTCATTATAAGCGTAGGTGCAGGGCTTACAATTGAATCGGCTGTATTGGTGTAGACTCTTAATGTCATTATACCTGCCGTACCAGTTTTCCCAGCTCTCGCTTTAATCTCAATAATATTGCCGACCGTTATTGTGTTGGCAGGGATTAATACGCTGGTTACCCTTGTGTTTGATGTTGTTCCTGTTACCGCCGTTTGGTTGTTGAGGTCTTTGTAAATCAATGGCAGAATCGGAAATGCCGCAACGCTTCCATCCCCTCGCACATAGTCAGATGTCGTGCCTCCAAGAATAGTTGCAAGGCTTTGGTTCTTCCAAAGGTTCGGGCTGCCTGTTACATAGGTTAGTATGTCTTTATTTACAGGTGGCGTAGTGATTAAATCCACATCGTGAATCTCATCGAGTTCGTACCCATTCTGCACCCTTACATAAATCTGACCATTGCCGTTGTTAGCCTTTTCGACAACGCCAATATAAACCAAATGATTAGGCGCATAGGGCTTGGTCGCTGTTAAGCTGCCAGCCGTAGCTCCGAGGTATAGCGTATCACCTGCATTATAAGCTCCTGTATTAAGCCCATCGAGTACTCCTTGCACGCAGATAAAGCCATTCTGCCCGCTTGTGATATTCTCCGCCGCAAGCCCGAAGGTCTTTGCGCTGGTAGGGTCGCCCGTGTTATCTGCTAACTTAACCGAAGCCTTGTTGCCTGAAGCTCCGAATAAGTACACCGCCTCGCCCTTGTTAATTGTAACGCTGTCGGCATTATGAACTAAGGCGTGCAGCGTTTGCCCGATTTGGCTCGTTACCGAACTTCCATTCATGTTATAAGCCAACGCCCCTGTATTACCTACGTATGCAATCTGACCGCTTCCCGGTGAATTGGTAGGTGTCAGGCTAAACTCAACGGCATCTGCTGAAAGCTTATACGTGCCTAAGTCCACATCTTGCGTGGCTCCAGTATATGGCACATAGCCGCTAAGGCTTTGCGTGTTGTCAATGGTGAATGATGGATAGGTGCCGCTCACTGCGATGCCTGTGCCAGCCGTAAGCGATACCACCTGATCGGGCGCGGTATTCGTTACCACGTTTCCGGTAAGGTCGATTGCCGTGCCAGCGGTTAGCGCATCTTGCTTTGCATTAAATGTAGTCCAATCTGCCGAATCGAGGAAGCCATCGGTTGAGCCGTTTGCTTGTGGAATGCTTATGTTAGGGTTCGCACCACCGCTCGAAGCAATCGGAGCTGTGGCAGTTACCGAATTGACAGCACCGCCACCACCGCCACCTACTGCCACAAGCGGGTCGGCTGGTGTGCCGTTGCCAGTGATTGTCACCCCATCCACAGCTACCGATGTGAGGCAAGGCTCACACGGCTCGAAGTCAGGCAATGGGATGTCACCAGTTGCGCAAGTGTCATAGCAGCCGTCTTCGCTCGATGTGCTTACATTCACATCCACATCGATTGCAACCGCCGCCCATTCATAATTCACAGGTAGGTATCTTATCTCGGTTGCATAACCGCTCGGCACCACCTCATAAGCGATTGCCCCGATTGCGGTCTTGAATTGCGGGTCAGTGCCGCTGATTAAGCGCAGCACTCGAGATGCTATCCAATCGTTTGCATCGGAAGCATCGCAAGGTAGATGGCTTTTGCGCACCATTGCATAGGCCGTCATCGAGAAGCGCGTCTCATAGATTGAGCGGCAACCAGCAAGCCTGAGCGAATCGTTTTTGGTAACCGTTGTCTTGCTTCGCTTCGCCCAAAATAGAGTGCCCTGCTTCGCATCGTAATCGGTCACAGGGATGGCCTGACCATTGCCGATGTAGAACGCCCATGCTTTGTCATTGCCTTCGCCTACAAGCTCGCTAAGGCCGTAAATCTTATCGAAGATATTGCCAACCTCAATGCGTTGGTTAAGCCTTTCGAGAATCGTAGAAAGTATATTCATTTGCTCATTGCGTTTATTATTTGTTGCACAAGCTCCGTTGCATGCTCTTCTAACATCGCTTCTTGCTCTTCAGCTGTTGGTTTGAATATCTCGCCGTATCCTTTGAATCTTTTACCATTGCCGAATTGAAGCCCTTGCGCTTTTTCCTTTTCCGATTCAGGCAATCCGATGCCAGCGGTTAATCCTTCCGTGATTACTTCTTGCGATAAGAATCCACCCTTAAGCCTGCCAGTTAATTCGAGCGGTAGCTTTCGTGAAGTTTCTTGCTTCAATTGCGCGTAGCCTTGTGGAAAGTAAAGCGATTCAATCGGTTCGCCACGCTTACCGACCTTAAACTTACTCGGGGCGTTAGTCAATGCCCTTGGGCTTATGTATAGCGGCTTGGTGCTGTATGGTTTGGTCGGTAGCTTTTCGCCCGCCGTATTTGTTCCACCAGTTGAGCCTGTTCCGAATATGCGTTTGAACATGATGCGCTTCAACTCACGAACTGGAGCATATAAAGGAGTAAACTTGGAAGTCCATCCGTTGTATAGGTCATCGAGGTTCTTTTGAATTTCGGC